ACAGCAACGGATTTTCCCAAGCAGGGGTCGATGCTTGGGCTGCGAACGAAGGTGATTTTCCACTACGGCGGCCCTGAACTTATGGGGACAATCGTCAGAGATGACTTCGAGGAGCCGTGGCGAACCATTATCAAGTTGGATGATGGCCGCTACATTCTCGGCAGCGAATGCCAACATGCGCCGGAGATAGGCTAGCAAAGAAAAACCCGCCAGTTAAGCGGGTTCCAGTTCTAACATGCTCAGTTGTTCTAATTTGACAGGCGTCTTCGCCCTGGGGGCACCCGGCGGCTTTGCCTGTTCACCGGGGGCCCTCCGGGCGCGCTCTTCAGCCGCTGCGGCGGCTTCAGCCAGGCCCGGCGGCAATTGGTACGGTTCACGTTCGCAGACAATGACCTCACCGCTGCCGATGCGGCGGATAAGCATCTTCCAGGATGCCTGGTAGGCAGCGGTGCCTCGAGTCGGGCGCGAACGGGTCTGGATGGCCAGCTCTTCGAGCCGCTGCCGTTCGGCGGCTGTCAGGTCGATGCGGTGATGTTCTAGGTTTTCCATGCGATCTCCTATCTGGGGCTGAACTAGCCCATGACCACTATATAGCATGAATGTTAACAGTAATCAAGATTGTACCGCCCCTCATCGCGCCCGCCGCTAGCAGACTTGCGCACCCAGAGGGTTCCCGAGCGGCGGATATGAGGCGGTCACTTCAAGATGACGAGGATATATTTTGACAGGTTACGCTGTCACTTGACAGGTTGGACGATGTGACGAGAGAGTATACGCCCGAAGTCAAGGCCGCGGTGATGGCGGCGCTGATGGATGGGCAAAGCATCCGCCAGGTTTCCCGCGAGCATGGCGTACCCAAAACGACGGTGCAGCATTGGGGCGAGGAATTGCGCGGCATGGTGGGGCGCGTACCAACTGTACCGTCCGCAAAAAAAGAACAGATTCAGGAACTATTGGTTGACCTGCTTATAGCCAAACTGGAAAGCCTGATTGCGCTATCCGAACACAGTGGAGATAAGAAGTGGCTTCAGAGCCAAGACGCCAGCGCGGTGGCGATGCTCCTGGGTGTCAGCGATGACAAGGTGATGCGGATGCTGGAGAAATTTGAGGACAATGGCGCTGAGTCTAAAACTGCCTAAAGTGAATACGGGGGCGTTCACTTTCGGTACGCGTACCAACAAGGGCCGGGACGTTGCGCCCTTTGACAAGTGGCTGGGACAGGTGACGCCCAGTTATTCGTGGGAGTGGGCGCACCTGCGCTATATCCGCATCGCCCTTGACCAAGTGACCACAGGCGCCATCAACCGGCTGATGATCTTCTGCCCACCCCAGCATGGCAAAAGCCAGATGACGACCATCCGCTATCCTGTTTGGCGGCTGGAACACAACCCGGCGCTGCGCGTCATTATCGGCTGTTACAACCAGACGCTCGCCAATCGCTTTAGCCGCCAGGCGCGTCGCATTGCTGAAGAGCGCATCGCTTTAGACCGTGAGCGCCGCGCTGTTGAGGAGTGGCAGACGGCAAGCGGCGGCATCTTCCGCGCTGTGGGCGTGGGCGCCGGCATTACCGGCCAGGGCGGTGACCTGATTATGATCGATGACCCTGTCAAGAGCCGTGAGGAAGCCGAGAGCCAGAGCTATCGTGACCGCGTGCATGAGTGGTACACAAACGACCTCTTCACACGTCAGGGGCCAAATGCCGCCATGATCCTGATCATGACCCGCTGGCATGAAGATGACCTGGCCGGGCGCATCCTGGCAAGCGAAGAAGGCCCGCGTTGGAAAGTTGTTAATCTACCCGCCATTGCGGAAGCAGGCGACCCGCTGGGCAGAGAGCTTGGGCAGGCTCTCTGCCCAGCCCGCTATGATGAGGCGGCGCTAGAGGAGCGGCGTACAGTGCTTGGATCATACGCGTTTTCGGCTTTGTATCAGGGCCATCCCACCCCACCCGGCGGCGGCATGTTCCAACGTGAGTGGTTTGACGTGGTGGGCGCAGCTCCTGCCGACGCCGCACGCTGTCGCTACTGGGACAAAGCGGGCACGGAGGGGGCGGGCGACTGGTCGTGTGGCGTCAAGATGGTGCGTGATGGCGACGGCGTGTTCTACATTGAGGATGTCGTGCGCGGCCAGTGGTCGGCCCTGGCCAGGGAGCGCATCATGCGCCAAACGGCGGAGATGGACGGGGGCAACGTGAGCGTAGGCATTGAGCAGGAGCCGGGCAGCGGCGGCAAGGAGAGCGCCGAGAGCAGCGTACGCAACCTGGCCGGCTTTCCCGTCTATGCCGAGAAGGTGACCGGGGAGAAGCAGGTGCGGGCTATGCCCTTTGCCGCCCAGTGTGAGGCGCGCAACGTCAAGCTGGTGCGCGGCAGTTGGAATAACGCCTACCTTGAAGAGTTGGCGAGTTTTCCGTATGGTAGCCACGATGACATGGTGGATGGCAGCTCAGGCGCATTTTCCAAGCTGGCGACGACGGGCAGCCTCCTGCTCTTTGGTGGCGGCGAGTGAAGAAACCGCCGCAGCAACCTGTGGCGAGTGATCCGAACTGGCGCAATTTGCGTGATGAGGATGGGCGGCTCTATGGCCGGGTTAACCGCGTACGTATGATCCTGGAAATACGCCGCAACCAAAAGACGATTACATTTGATCTGAGCGAACTGATAGTAGTTCAGGAAAAACGTGATATAGTAGACAGCAAGTAAATAACCCATGAGCGCAAGACGCCTACGAGCCAGCAATGGCCTGTGGGCGTTTTTTTTGTTTCCGGGCATCAACATGAATAACCGCCTTACCCTCTTTGATGGTCAATCCCTAAAATCCAAAGACCTATCCGCCTGGACAGCCGACGAGTGGTCAACCGTCTTTGGCTCCTACTTCGGCACAGACGGCGGCTCGCCCAGCAGCCTCTACAGCGTGGTCGGCTGGCTCTATGCCTGCGTCAACCTGCGCGCCGACCGTGTTTCGAGTATGCCGTGGGCCATCTTCAGCGGCGAGACACGCCTGGTCAGCGACGAAGATGACCTGGCCGCCTACCCGTTTTTGGATAATTTCACCGACCTGCTCGAGCTGACCGAAAGCTCATTGTGCATCCTCGGCTATGCCTACTGGTTTAAGCAGCGCAATCTCCGCAATCATCCGCTGGCGCTGCGCTGGTTTGCGCCGGATACGATCCAGGTGCTCTACGACCGCACGGCGGGCATTGCCGGCTTCCGGCGTATGCTTGACCTGCGCGCCACGATGCAGGCCGGCGTGGACTTTACCCCGGACGATATTGTCTATTTCCGCTTACCCAACGCCTTCAGCGAGCTGGAGCCGGGCACGCCGCCGGCCAAGGCAGCAATGGCCGATGCCTCGGTGCTGCACAACATGAGCAGCTTCAAATCCGCTTACTTCGAGCGCGGGGCGATCAAGGCCACGATCCTGACGATTGAGGGCAACCCGGCAGATGCTGAAGTGAAGAAGCTGGAAGCGTGGTGGAAGCGTTTCTTTAGCGGCGTCAAGAGCGCCTGGGCCACGGCTGCCGTACGCGCGGGCGTGACGCCTGTGGTGGTAGGTGAGGGCTTAGAATCGCTCAGCAACAGCGAGCTGACCACGGAGAGCCGCCAGGCCATCGCCACGGCGCTGGGCGTACCGGATAGCATTATCTCCGCCAATGCCGCTAACTTTGCCACGGCGCAGCAGGACGAGGTCAACTTCCTCAACAACTGCATCATCCCCGAATCGAAGCTGATTGAGCGCACGCTTAACCGCCAGATGTTTGCGCCGATCGGCCTGCGCTTTGCCTTTGAGCCGGATCGCCTGTCGGCCATGCAGGAGGATGAGGAGCAGCGGGCGACCAGCTACGCCACCTACGTCAATGCCAAGATACGCCCATCCATCGCCGCGCAACTGGTGGGGCTGAACCTGCCCGACGGCGTGACCTTTGAGATGCTGGACGCCGATTGGGCGGCGGAGCAGGAGTTGCAACGGCAGCAAGCCGAGGCACAGATTGCCAGATTGAACGCGCCACAGGGGCAGCAACAGGGGCAGCTACCCGAACGCGCCCAAGGGGCTCCCGGCGCGTCACGTGACGAGGAAGTACGGCGGCTGAAACGCTGGGCCAAGGGCAAGAAAAGCCCGGATGTGGACGCCTTCCATAGCCACATCCTTGAACGTGAGGACGAGCTAATTGCTTTAGGGATGGAGGACGCGGGCGCGGAAGATGCGCCCTTTCCAGTTACCCATTGGGGCAATTACCCATGAAGCCTATAAGGCGATGGTGCTGCAACTTGATCCAGGTGGTGAGGATGACGCCGAACAGCAGATCCGCATGGAGTTGGAGCGCAAGTTTGGGCGTGAGCTGGGCCGGGCCTTTGACGAGCAGTTGCAGGCACTTTTGCCCGACAACGCCACGGATGAGCAAGTGAGGGCGGCGGTCTACCAGGTAACGGCCACCAGCGACGGTGTACGCGCCGTTCTACGCCAGTCGCTCGAGCAATCGAGCAGCCTGGGCGTGAGCGTGGCCCTGGATACGTTGGAGCAGATTGGCATGGGCTTTGATTGGACGCTGGCACATAGCAAGGCGGCGCGCTTTGCCAGCAATTATTCCTTTGAGCTTGTGCAGGGCATCAACACGACCACTCAAACACGATTGCAGACCGCCATCAATGATTGGTTCAAAGAGCCGACGACCATAGGCGACTTACAAAAGGAATTAGCGCCGACCTTTGGCAAGCAGCGAGCGCGAACCATCGCCGCTACGGAGACGACACGAGCCGCCGCGGAAGGAAGCAAGATAGGCTATCAAGAGAGTGGCGTCGTGTCTGAGGTAGAGATCAGAAACGCAAACGATGAGCGGGTATGCCCGATTTGCGGCCCGCTGGGTGGAACCAAGACGCCACTAAACGGCGGCAAGCATCCACCTTACCACGTCAATTGTCGCTGCTGGATTGTGCCTGTGGTACAGGAGCCAAGCTGATGCCCGTTACCATCACCGGCCTCGAGCCGCTCTTTCGCAAGCTTGGGGCAGCCGCATCGGTGCAGACATTAACCCCGCCGATGCAGCGAGGCGTGATGAGGCTGCACAGCTTCATGGCTGTCTACCCGCCGCCGCCGTCGGGCAGCAAATACATCCGCGGCTATGGCTTTCCAGGCCGGCCCACCTCAGAGAAGTACGGGCAGCGTTGGACAACGAAGGTCACGGCGTCAGCATCGGGGCTGGTCGGGAAAGTGGGCAACAACGCCAGCTATGGGCCTTACGTAGGCTCATCACGTTTTCAGACGCGCCAACATGCCGGCAGCGGCTGGCACACGGACGCCCAGGCCGTTGCGGCCAATGAGGATGTGATCCTGGCCGACTTTCAGCAGGCCGTTGACCGGGCGTTGGCAGGATAAGTAACGCCCACCGCAAGCAAACTTGCGCCGCGGCGGCGGAAATAAGGAGAAAAGTATGGAACGCACGAAACAAACGACCGCCTTTATCAAGGCGCTAACCGATGAGACTGCCACCATCGCCGGCTATGGCGTCATCTTTGGCGGCGCTGACCTGGAGGGCGAAACTTTTGCGCCCGATACGGATTACATGCTCGACCTGGCCCCGACCAAACTGGTCTTTTACGACCACTCGCTCGGCGATGTCAAGCACGTCATCGGCAAGACCATCAGCATGGAAGCCGACGAAACCGGGCTATGGGTGGAAGCCGAACTCGACCGCCACAAAGCCTATGTCGATTACGTGGTGCAGCTCGTCGAGAAGGGCGCATTGGGCTGGTCAAGCGGCAGCGTGGGCCATCTGACCCGGCGTAGCGGCAAGAGCATCACGCAGTGGCCGATCATCGAAATGAGCCTGACACCCACGCCTGCCGAGCCGAGAACGCTCGGCGTTGAACTGATTAAGTCTTTATCCGCAACCGACCCTGCGTTTGCCTGGCTCCTGCCGGAGGCGGCCCGATCAGCCGCGGTGCAGAACAACGGAACTAAGGACGTTGCGCCGCAACTAGATTCTACTCAAAGTGACCGCCATGGGGGCGGTACAGATCAAGAGGAGCATGAAATGGCAGACGAACAAGAAAAGGATGAGGCCGTCGAGGTTGTCGATGTGCCGGCATTGGTCAACGATGCCGTTACCAAGGCCTTTGCGCCCATGCAGGCGTGGCTCGACCAGCAGCCGGTCAAGACGGCAACGATCCAGATTCCCAACATCAACAGCAAGACCAAGCTGGGCGATGACGAAACCAAAGCCTTCGCACACTACATTCGCAGCGGCGACGCTGGCGGCATCCAGAGCCTCAAGGCATCCAGCAATAATCCGATGTCGGAAGGCACGACCACGGCGGGCGGCTTTGCTGTGCCGACGGGCATGTATAACCAGATCGTCGGCAAGCTGCGAGAGGATGCGCTCTATGCCAAGCTCGGCGTGACGCAGATCCCCGGCAAGGGCTTGACGGTCAATGTGCCGACGGAAGGCGCCAAGGACGGCGCTTTCGTGCTGACCACGGAAGGCAACACCACCGACCGTGATGCGCCGGTCTTGGGCCAGGCGCCGATGACCTTGGCCAAGTACACCAAGCGCATCGAACTGTCGTGGGAGTTGATGGAGGATGAGGACGCGCAGCTCATGAGCTTCCTGGCGACCTTTGTCGGGCAGGGCATGGCCAAGACGCACAACACGCTACTCGTCACCGAGGCCGCGGCCAATGGCACGCTGGGCGTGGCCTGGGGCAACCCGATTGTGGCGGCCAACGTGCCGGCGCTGGTCTATGCCTTGCCGACCGGCTATGAGGATAAAGCATCCTGGATTATGCGGAAATCCGCTGAAGGCATTATCCGCGGCTTTACCGGCAACTTCTTCCAGTTCACGCCGACGCCGGCGGATGGGCCGAGCGCATTGTCCCGCCGTGAACTGTGGGGCTTCCCGTTCTACAACTCCGAGGCGATGCCGGCCAGCGCCGCAAGCGCCAAAGTGGCCTTGTTCGGCAACTTCAGCTATATGGGCGTGCGCCTGGCGCCGGATATTACCTTCCTGCGCGACCCCTACAGCGCCGCCAACACGGGGCAATTGCGGCTGCACTACTACTTCCGCACGGTCTATAAGGTGCTGCAAGCGGAAGCCATCCTGTACGGACAGATGGGAACCTGATTCAACATGATCGACCGGATGCACCTGTACGTTTTCACGCCGACCCATGGCAACCTGCTGCGCTCCGAAACGGTGAGAAGCATCGTGGCGCAGCAGACGAACCATTGGATCACGTGGGAGATCGGCAGGTGCAATCCGTACGAAGGGCGGGATATGCGTAACGTCTTGGCGCAGTACAGCTATGCAAGGGAGCAAACCTTGCGGGGGCCATACGACGCCATGCTCTGTGTAGAACACGATATGACGATGCCGCCGTATGCGGTGCAGCGCTTGTGTGACACGCCTGCACCGGTGGTCTACGGCACGTATATGCTGCGCCACGGCGATCCGGTGTTGAACGCCTGGCGCTATGAGGGGACAAGCGGGCTGGGCATGAGCCTGGAACGCTATCCGGCGGAGTTGCAACGCTTTCGACAGGCGGGGGTGGGGCGGGTATCGGGCTGCGGCTTTGGCTGCACGCTCATCCGCCGGCAAGTGCTGGAAACGATCCCTTTCCGGCAGGGCGGTACGGCGCAAGCGCCCGATATGCCCTTCGCTCTCGACTGTGTACGCAAAGAGATATTGCAACTGGCGCGCTTTGATGTGATGTGCGGCCATATTCACAAGGGGGAGACGTTGGAGATTTCAAGTGACGGTACACCAACGGTCAAAGTGACCTGTGTGCAGCCGGTCAACATCCTGGTCGAGGGCGCCGGCGTGAGCCTGGCGGAGGGCGATACGGTCGATCTGCCGCCGGCGCAAGCGCAACAGTTGGCGGCGCTGGGCTATGTTACAGTGGCGCAGCCCGCGCCAAAAGTGCCACGCAAGCAATGAGTTTCCTTCAGATCCTGACCCGCTGTTTCCGGCGCCCGCGCCTGTTGATGGCGAACCTGCGCAGCCTGGAGGCGCAGAGCGACCCCGACTGGCAGCAATCCTTTTTGGTGGACGGCGAGGGCCGCGGCGTAGGGCCTGCCCAGACGATGCTGGCCAACTTTGCGCCTTATGTCAGCGGGGAAATGATTTGGATATTGGACGACGATGACAAGTGCGTCAGGTCAACTCTGGTGCAGGAGGTCAAGGCCATCGTGTCGGAGCATAAGCCCGATTGCGTCATGGTGCGGATGGATCATGGGCAGGGGCGCATCTTACCCGACGACGCCCACTGGCAGCGGCCGCCGGCGCTGAGTTATATCGGCTGCTCTGCCTTTATCGTCAGGCGCCAACTGTGGCAGCGTTTTGCACCCGTCTTTGCCGGGGCCAAATACACGTCAGATTTTGATTTTGTTGAGGCTGTCTTTGGCAGCGACCCGGAAATTTACTGGCATGACGTGGTGGCCAGCCAAGCGCAGCGCGTCAGCGTAGGAGCGCCGGAATAAATGACCCAATACGCCACGATAGCACAATTGCAAACACGGCTTGAAATCAGCGGCACATTGACGGCTACGCAAGTATCCAACATGAACCTGGCCCTGACCAACGCCAGCGCCGTCATCGATGACCAGACGCATCGCCATTTTGAGGCGGCGACGGATACGACGCGCCTGCACGACGCCGTGGCCGATGTGGAGAAGGGGCGCACGCTATGGCTCAACGGCGATTTGGCGCAACTGACCTCTGTAACCAACGGCGACGGCAGCACGATTATGCCAAGCGCCATCGTCACCGCGCCCACCTACCTCACGCCCTTTTTTGCGCTCACGCTCAAGGGCAGCAGCGGCAAGAGTTGGATGTACACGGCTGACCCCGAAGGGGCCATCGCTGTCACAGGACGCTGGGCCTACAGCGTGACCCCGCCGGATGCGATTGTGCAGGCGTGCTTGCGCCTGGCGGAGTGGTTTTACAGGCAGCCTTCCAACGCCCTTGACCTGGACCGGGCCGTGATCGTCGGCAACACCACGATTGCGCCATCCGCCATCCCCGCCGATGTCTTTGTCATGCTCAGACCGTATATGCGGGAGGCGCCATGAGCTTCACAAGCCTGGGCGCATTGGTGGCCACCGCCTCCGCTCTGCCTGTGCCGGGCATTAAGAAAGCCGTCCCGTATCGCCCCACGCACGTCAACCCGGGCGATCTGCCGCTGCTCTTCACGCGCCTGCCCAGCAGCAAGCGTGATTTGGCTACGCTGACCTATGGGCAGGGCTTACGCATGGCGACGCTTGAGATTGTGATCTTTGTTGAGTTTTTGAATCTCAACACCGTGCCGGCCAACGATGCGCTGACGGTGCAGCTCCTGGATAACCTGGCGCTGACGCTGGAAAGCAACGCCTTAGCCTTGGGCATGGACAGCTATAGCTGCGTCACGGATGAGGACACGATTGGCGAGGGTACGGCGCCCGTACAGGCGATTATAGCAACCGTTGAAGTTTCAGGATAGGAGCCGGCAACTATGGCCGTCAAGGGAACGCTTGCACGCTTATTAGTCGACCAGTGGGATTTTAGCTGCGAAACGTCGGCTATCGACGTGGAGCTGAGCATCAACGAGGAAGATATATCGAGCCTGTGCGATACGGCGGCGGCCTACGCGCCCACCCTGGCGGGCATTACCATCAACCACAACGGCTATATGCAGGCGCCGCTGGGGCTTGCCGGCAGCATCGAGCAGGAGATGTACGCGCGCATGGGCGTACAGAACAGCTATGTGGCGGCCATGTTTGGCATCGATATACCGGCCTGTCCTGTCTATGTGCTGGATACGACCTTTGGCGCCAGCATGGAGATCAACGCGCCGGCGGATGGCATCCTCACGCTCAACGGCGCCTGGGGGCAAGGCACAGGCGGGCATAGGGGCTACCGCATCTTTGACGGCGTGGCCGTGGCGACCGGCAATCAGACGGCGGTCGATATGGGCGCCGTCGGGGCCAATGGCGGCGAGGCCTATTTGTTCCTGCAAGGCGTGACGGGAACGCTCGGAAGCGCCGTGGTGACGGTCAGCCACGCCACCACATCCGGCGGCACCTATACCACGCTGGGCACTTTCACGCTGACGGCGCTTGGCGCGTCGGAGATTAACTTTGTCGGTGCGGTCAACCGCTGGCTGCGCGTGGGCATCACCAGCATGGGCGGCACAACAGGATTGGATATGGTCGTCGTCGCCTGTGTGCGCGGCGTAAGTGAATAATCACAAGGGGGAAATATGCCAGCACTAAAGGGAGCCGGAAATACGGTTGTGACCTACAACGCCGTGGACATTTCGCAGTACGTCAACAGCGCCGATATGACCAACACGATTGCCGAGTTGGAGGCGACGGTACTGACCAGCACGGCAGAGCAGACGGTGGCGGGGCTGGGCAGCTATGAGATGCAGCTCGACGGTGACTGGGCCAAGCTGCTGGATGACGCTTTGGGGCCGGATAGCGTCAGCGGCACATTGCGAACGGCCAGTATCAAGTATGGGACGGGGGCGGGGGCTCAGGTCACCTATACCTGGACGACCAACGCCTTTATCTCCAGCTACAACATCACGACCGCGGCCAGTGAGAAGATCGGCTTTAGCGCCACGCTGCGGCTGAATAATGCGCCAACCAGAACGGTAACGTAATCATGCGGTACGACTGTGAAGATGAAGCGTTTAGCGGCGATTTCGTGGAGTTTAGCGACAGCTTCAGCCGCGGCCAGCAGCGCGCCATCTGGGCGGCAGCCGGCGAGGATGAGGCGCTTTTCCTGGAACTGCTGCGCGGCAAGGTCAAGGCGCTGCATCTGACCTGTATCGATGCGCCGCCGATCACTGACCCGGCTGAGTTGACACCAGAACGCACCGATAGCATGGATTTGCGGCTGTTTAGCTGGCTATCCTTTGCCTGGGTGGCGCACATGCGAGGGTTGACTAACCTGGGAAACGCACTGGGGCGGAAATTACTCGGTATCTCCGTTATAGCGGACATAGCGACGAAGGAAGCCGCCCCAGTGAACCTGAATCACTCCTAGACGCCTGGCTGCTGGACCTCTTTCCGGGCAGGACGCTGGAGGAGCTTGACGAGATGGACTTAAACCGCCTGTATCGGGCCAGGATTGCCGGCAGGATGCAAGCGGTCGAGGGACGGCGTAAGCGGTTCCTGGAGGGGAAGATCAAGCCGAAAGAGATTGACGCTTCTGAGTGGGAGCTGATTGTGCAGATGGATGAGTGGGGGCGAGAGTAGATGGCAGGCGCAACCTCTAAACTTTCGATTCTGATCGAAGCCAAGAACCAGGCATCCGGGGCCATTAAAAATGTGGAGTCGGATCTCAAGGGCCTGGACAAAGCCGCCAGCACTGTTGCGGGCGGATTAGGCAGCCTTGCGGGTGCGGCGGGTGTGGCCGGCATTGCCGCATTGGGTGCGGCGGCGGTCAGTGCAACCGTGGACATGGCCAAGGCAGCCGCCGAAACCGAACGGCTCGGTGTGGCCTTTGACAACCTGGCCGGGCAAGCGGGGCAAGCGGGCGACGAGATGCTTTCCGCCATGCAAGAGGCGGCGCATGGGACGATTTCCAATGCCGAGCTAATGGCATCAGCCAACCGCGCCATGCTGCTGGGCGTGGCCGATTCGGCTGACGAGATGGCGCAGTTGATGGATGTGGCATCGGCGCGTGGCAAGGCGATGGGCGAAACGACGGCGCAAGCCTTTAGTGACATCGTGACCGGCATCGGCCGCGGATCTGCGCTTATTCTTGACAATTTAGGCATCGTGGTTGATGCCGCCAAAGCCAACGATGTTTACGCGGACAGTATCGGGAAATCGGCGGCGCAATTAACTGAGGCTGAAAAGAAGCAGGCCCTATTTAATGCCGTCATTGCCGACAGCACGCAAATCATCCAGGACAACAAAGCCGCCGGTGATGATGCCGCCTCCAACTATGAGCGCATGGATGCGGCGCTCCAAAATGCCAAAGATTCGCTGGGCGAAGTCTTTTCGCCGGCGATTGCCGCCATTGCCCAATCCTTAGCGACAGCCGTTAGCCAGGTGACTAGCCACCTGGATGAGATGGGGCAGGCGGCTGATCTCAGTGATCTGAGAACGCAAATGGAGATGGCCGATCAGACGATGGCGGCGGCCAACCGTGAAATCTTATCGCTTCAGGGAAGGTTAGAGGATTTAGCGGCCGCCAACAAAATAGGCAGTGAGGAATGGCTACGCATTGTCGGCCTACTTGACCAGGCGCAAGCCAGATACAAAAAGGCTGAGGGTGCAACGCTCGCCTATAACCAGGCGCTGCTCGAAGCCAATGCCTCGCTGGTCAAGCAGGAACATGACACGGTTATCGCTGATCTGGCGCTCGGGCATCTCACCAATACGTTGGGCGTCGTGCCGGGGGCTATGAAAGCAGTGGCAGACCAGGCGCTGATCACGGGTAGCGCCATGATCAACATGGGCGCCGATGCGCGGGCGGCGATGGAACAATTCAACATCGCCATGCAGACATCGCAAAGCATTATGAGCGAGATTGGCAGCGCCGCCACGCAGGCGGGCGTCCTCTTTGCCGGCAAACAAGGCGGCGATGCCGGTCTCGCCAAACAACAGGCGGTGACGGAGGAGCTACAAAGCCAGGTCAAGGTCTGGAAAGAGCAAGGTTACACGGAGAAGGAAATCAACGACGTGCTGCTGCCGGGCATGGTCAGTTCCTTGAACGAAGCCGACCGCGCCACCTTCAAAGTCGCCACCGGCACAGCCAAGATCAGCGACGAAGCCAAGGCGGCACAGCAAGCCTTTGACGATCTGACCAACACGGTGGCGGGCGTGCTATCCGGCGCGCTTGACCCTGGCGTGGGCGTCAACCCGGATGATTTGCTGCCGCGTGCGGATGCCATTAACGAGGATGCACGAAGATTGGCTGATGTGGCGGTCAACGGCTTTGCCTCGCCGTGGGCGGAGTATTTCAGGAAAGAATTTCCCGACCAATTTCAGGAGATGGCAGCGAGCAACGACATCAAGACGGGTGCGGCCATTATGCTGCGCAATTTCCAGGACGGGCTAGAGCCTGAGCTGATCAGCAAAGAGAAGGTCAAGGAGCGCGTACGCAAGATGCTGGTCGGCGATCAGAACATGGCGGCGCTGGCCACGGAGATCGCCACCGAACTGTCACAGGAGATGGGCGTACCGATGCAGGAAGCGCTCGCAGCGACACAGGGCGCAATGGGTGGCGGGTCGGGGATGGGGACAGAGGCCGCTACCAGCTTCGCCGACGGCGCAGCGGCGGCGCTGGATGAGGGCAACGGCGGCGGCGCCTTTGTGACCAAGTTCACCGACCAGATGAAGGCGAGCTATGGCTTGCTGGCCACGGCAGGGACGGAGGCGGGCAAGCGTTGGGGCGACGCCTTTCTGGCCAAGGTGGGCGAGAGCGTCCCGCCGGCGCTGATTAACATTTTAACGGATCTCATCACCCCGCAAGTTATAGCCCAACTTGGCCAACGTGGGACGCTTACGGGGGCTACTCCCTAATGCGCCCGTTGCAAGCACACTTGCGCAGCAAAAGGCGGAAATAATGGCCGTCGCTACGATACCCGTACTTGGCGGGAACGCATTGCCGCCACCCAAATCACAGGATTATAAGCGGCTTTACCGGGGCGGCTCATTGCAGATGGCCGACGGCTCGATTGTGCATGACCTCACCGACGCCACCGCACGCCATACGTTCCGGCTGGAGTGGGTACTGCTGAACAGTACGCAGCTCACCACGGTGCAGACGGCCTTTGACGGCATCAAAAACGCCACGGCGGTCTATGTCAGCATCCGCAACACCAGCCACACGGTCACGCGCCCGGATGGCGGCGAGTTGGAAGTGACGCCGGTCAACACAGCGGGCGGCGACATCAAGTTCAACGTGACGATGGAACTGGTGGAAGATAGCTAATGCCTCGCACCATCGCCTTTGACCTACGCATCGACTGGGGGCTTGACACCAGCTACAGCGACGAATCAGCCCGTCTGGTGGCGGCCAACGGTTCGGTGCGGCTGGCGGCGCCGGAGAGCGGCATCACCAGCCCACGCGGGACGGTCGACCAATGCACGATTACGCTCAACAACATGGACGGGCGCTTTAGCCCGCTCCTGACGACTAGCCCGATCTATGCCGACATTGCCGGCGGCGGCGCCTACCATGCGCCGATGTACCTGCGCGTGAGCATCGACGGCGGCGGCACATACAGCCGCGTCTTTACCGGCGTGCTGAAGATCCCGCGGGAGGGGCCACCCTATCCGGGGGTGGCGTCGACGGTGGAAATCGACTGTCGCAGCCGGGATGAGATTTTGCTCAACAAACGCATGAGTACGCCCATCGCCACCTTCCGCGCCCAGCACGACAGCGGCGCCACCGAGGCCAACGTCATCCTCAACTGGCTCAGCCAGGCGGGCATACCGAACGGCGAAACGGTCTTGGATCCTGGCCTGATCGTCTTGCCTTGGGCATGGCTGGATGATGAATCGCCGGTCGAGGACATTTGGCAGTTGGCCGCGGCAGCCGGTGGGCGCTTCTACTGCGACCAGGATGGGATTTTTCGCTACGAAAACATGACGCACTGGCTCTTTGCGCCGCACAACACGAGCCGGGAGACGCTGACCAAGGCCGGCTACAGCCAGATGGATGGGCCGGCTTATGACGACCGCGAGCTGTACAACGGCGTGACCGTGGTGGCCAGCCCACGTGACCAGCTCGTTGTGGGGCCATTGTGGAGCGCCGGGCAGGTCATCACCATTCCGGCAGGCGGCGCCAAGGCGATGACGGCCAAACTCAGACAGCCGGCTTATCAGATTAACGCCGTCAACTATACGGCGGTCAGCAGCAGCGGGCGTGATATGAGCAGCGCCATCACCGTATCGATGGTGCAGTTTGCCCAACGCGTCGAGCTGACGATCAGCAACAGTGATGCTACCTATGCGGTCGATATGCTCGATTTGAATCTGGTGGGCGTTTCGGTCAATGGTTCGCCCACGCTAGAGGAAACACGCCTCAGCTCCAACGCCTTTTGGACGGCCTTTACCACGGCACGACCGGGGCGCACGCGTCTGCTGCGCGGATCCAGCTACGTGCAGACGCAGGCACAGGCGGCCATGCTGGCGGAGTTCCTACGCGATCGCTACCAGTTGCCACGGCTGAGCTGGACGTTGCGGGGCGTACCGGGCGACCCCTTCCGGCGGCTGGGCGACAGGGTGACGGTGGGCAATGCCGACGCCATGAGCGCCAACCGTGACGGCTTTATCACGTCGCTGACGTGGCGGCTGTCGGCGAAGGGATTCGGGCAGGATATTGAAGTGCTGGATGCCGGCCTGCCCAGCGATGGTACCGGCTTGTATCAAAGCGCCGCCTATTTTGTGATTGGCTCAAATAATTTGGGGAGTGGGGCCGGCTCTAATCACGGTCAACTATTTTACTAATGTCCCTTTTTTGTCGGCCATAGGGGCCGAAAAAAAGGAGGAACAATGCCCTATACAACTATACCCACCTTTACCGACGGTACAATTTTATCCGCTAGTGCGCTCAACACGCTGAGCAGCAATCAGGCGTTTCTGTACGGCGTGGCCAACAATGCCAATGTGCCGTTTAACTCGTTCCGGGCGGTACATGTGACGCTGGACAAAGACATTATGCAATGGTCGATTCGCCACCGCGTGCCGTGGCTGCACTGGAAGATCATCAGCATGGCCGGCGCCTGGAACTATGCGCGTGTGTATTACAACGGCGTCAAGGTGGGCAATGCCGGCGCCGCTACCACATGGACAGGCGTCTATAACCTGGCCAGTTGGGCGGGGTTGTCGAACCTGCTGGGGGCATGGGTCAGCGGCTTTGCCTATGACGATGACGTCAACGGCGATGGCGCCGGCGGCAACAGCGATGATGGCCATGTGGTGACGCAGGGCGGGCAGTATTACCGCTGCAAGCTGGCGCATACATCGGCGGCGGGCAACCAGCCGGGTGTGGGCGCATCGTGGACGACCTATTGGGATTTGCTGACCTTGCCGGGCGTGGGCACCATCTGCTCGGTCTGGGCCGATGTCAACTTCAACAGCGGTACTGAGGTGGGCGTGGAATATATCGTGGAAACGGATAATGTAAGCTTCTAATTTACTTTTGTTCTAGCAAGCTGGGCCCAGAGGGCTCCCCGAACAAAAGGAGACAACATGCCTTACTCCGCACCGCCGCAATGGGCGCATCTGGACTATCCCACCGCGGCCAAGCTCAATCTATATAAAGACGGCCTGGACGCCGCCTACGCCTTGACGGGCAGCGACAAGCTCCAGCCGGCGGTGTGTCATCGCATGGCCACGGTGCAGGGCTATTACCTCGTCAACCGCTGGCGCTGGCTTCTCTATCTGGGCGCGGGGCGCATCGACGACCCGGCAGGCGTGGGTGACGAAGTGAGCCTGAGCGATACGGGCGGCTGGGCGGCCTATGATTTGCTGCAAGTGGACTGGCTGCATCCGGGCAGGTTGTATCAGGTGCAGGATGTTCAATGCTGTTTTGAGGATTACGAGAGTCTCTAATGCCGAAAGACGTTAGCGAACGGATAATTGATTCGCCCTTTGCCCTGACCACGCGCAGCGGCAGCGTCAGCATTGGTGGCGGTAGCGGCGGCGGCGGGGCGACGAATCTGGATGCCCTCACCGACGTGACGCTGATCACGCCAAGCTCAGGGCAGACGCTGACCTATAACAGCGGTACGGGCCAGTGGGTGAACTCGACGCCGGCGGCGATGACGGCGCACGCGCTCAGCGGCGCTTTCCATACGGGGCTGCTCAACTGGAGCCTGATCAACTTTAGCGGCTCCTCCCTGGGCGACCTTGCCACGCGCTCGCACAGCCTCCTGACCGGCATCGGCGTGAACGACCATCACCCGCACACGCATCCCCTTGTCGGCACTGACGCCTTGGGCATCTCCCAGCACACGGCTTCGGGCCTGACGGTGGGGAATGTAGTGCGGGCAACGGGAGCCACAACGTTTGCATGGGGACAGTTGAAGCATACCGAACTTGACCCCACCAGCATCCTCCCCGACCAGCATCACACGCGGGCGCATGACATCATCACGGGTGACGCATCCGGGGCCGTGCATACGATTGTCGGGGCGCAATTTCAGGTCGTGGGAGCGACGGCGGTCAACACCTTGGGGCTGCTGACGCCTACGCCCGCACCCGGAGCGGCTGCCGCCATCCTGCGCACGGATGCCAACGGCGGCATCCAGCTGGACACCAACCTGCTCTATGTGGACGGGGCCAACAACTGGATTGGCGTCAACCGCACGCCCAGCGGGGCCACGCTGGATCTGATCGCCGCCGCCAACGCCGACCACACGCAGCGCATCAAGATGAAGAGCGGGCAGACGGCGCGTCTGTGGCGCATTGAGGACCTGAGCGGCAATGAGCTGATCGTCCTCGACAGCGTGGGCAATTTGCAAAGCGGCAGTCCCGGCTTTGTTAGCGGCTTGACCGGCTGGCAGATTACGCCGCAGGGCAACGCCGAATTTAACAACATTTGGGCCAGAGGCGAACTGCACGCCACGGTGTTCGTCAAAGACGAGGTCCACGCCACCGGCGGCACGTTGCTGGTCGCAACAGCCGGCACGCTGCACGACGACGCCGTGATCAGCTCATCTACCGTCGATGATGATGTGTTGACCGTCTACAGCACGCCGGCGGGCATGGGCGTACCCTTGCAAGTGGTGACGACATCCGGCACATTCGTGGGCACGGATCTGCATGTGAGCTGGATCGGCAACTTTATCAACGTCAACGACCCGCCATCGGGGCCTGGCTTCTACTTCCAGCCGGGCGACATCATTCGTTCCAAAACAGAAGTGCCGACGGGTGTCACTGATTTTTGGTTAGAGGTCAACAGCGCCACGCAGAACAGCGGCTACAGCAGCTATAGCGTCTTTAAGCGGTCGGGGACAGATGGCACACTGCCCAAAGGCGCAGCGCTGGTGAGCTACGGCAAGGAGGGCGACGGGCGTATCCTGATGACCTCTGACCTCAACTATGCGCCCTACATCGACGTGTTCACCGTGGGGCCGAACGTATGGACAGGGG